GCGTCTTTTACATGGGAATACGAAACAGAAACCATTGACGGAGAAATGACCGAGGAAGAATGGGAAGCCATGAATGATGATGTGAGATTTTAAGCCGTAGGCAGAAAGTGAGGGTAAGGAATGACGAAAATTGAGCAGGATATCAAAGAGGCGATATCTATCATCAGGCATTACGGTGTTTGTGACCTTCGTGCAGATGGAGTGGATGAAGCAAGTGAGCGATTGAGGGAAATCACTGATAAGTGGGAAAGTGAGGATAGAGAATGAAAATCAAAACAACAGTAACAGAGATAGAGTGCAATGTGAATGAGTTAAGGCAGAATAACTCTTTAGCAGATAGTTTTAACAACTGGCTCAGAGGTTGCTTTGACAATATAGTTTCTGATTGTGATGAGGATGAAGATGCAGAAAATGAAGATGCAGAAAGCGAGGATAAGGAATGACAAAAGAAGAAGCAAAGAGTTGTATAGGCACGATAGAAATGTTACAGAGATTGGCATACAACATTCACGGAGTTATGGACGTGATAGATGCGGATAATTGTAACAAGATTATCAAATCGCTTGAGCAAGAGCCTTGCGAGAATTGCATCAGCAGACAGGCGGTGCTTGAGTGGCTTAAAGATAAAGATTTTATAAAAACGAAAAATCAAGAAGAAAATGCAAGAAGAGAGTTGGCTGATTTGCCATCCGTCACACCACAGCCGAGGTGGATTCCTTGTAGTGAGAGGTTGCCCGAAGAAGATGGATTCTATCTTGCGACCTGTGACGGAGAAATCTGCGGTGAAGATGAACCAATATCCAGCATGGCAGAATTTGAAAACGGGAAATGGGTAGATGATGAGGATGATTATCAATGTGTGCTTGCATGGATGCCATTACCACAACCATATAAGGTAGAAAGTGAGGTACAAGATGCAGATAGTGATTGATATACCCGATGAGCAGATTAAAAAGTGTTTAGAGGAAAGCAAATATATACTTGAGGACGAGGGAGAAAAGGGAGGAGTGGATATTATATTGCTTTATACTAACCAAAAACTTGAATTTGTAGATATTTCAAGAAAAACAGATTTTTATAGCCTAACCGATAGATATACTGTTCTTCCTAAAGGGCATGGAAGATTGATTGATGCTGATGCATTAGAAAGCCGTATGAAAATCGGTTACCGTATCGTTAGAAACGCAGAAACAATCATAGAAGCGGATAAGGTGGGAAGTGAAGAACACACTTGCTCCGAATGCATCATCAAGGACACGGATGCTTGCGCACGAGGAAATGCAGAAGCAGACGAGGTAGCTTGTGAGGACTTTGTGGGAGGTGACACCGATGCCGAGTGATGAATATATCCGTGATTTGGAGAATAACCGCATCTTCCACTCATACGGCTATGATGAGGGATACCAGGATGGATATGCAAAAGGGTGGATTGATGCAATCGAAGAATTTACAGAGAAAATAAGAGAACTAAATAAGAAGCTGAAGAAGGAGGAAGAAACTTGACAAAGGAAGAAGCAAAAGAAATAGTCGAAATATTCACGAACCTGAACGACAGCCGTGATGCTCTTGGTGGAATATGCAAGGATGAGCTGATGCTCTACACCGTAATCAACGGCAAGCCGAAATGCATCAGTGGATTACTATCAGACGGACAATTTCAGGAAGTAGAACGGAAAGTCAAATCAAGCCTCAAGGCTAACATCGATGCTTTAACCTATGAGCTTGACTCCCGGAAGATTACGAACCATATGATGATGGGAGGTGAAGAGAAGTGACAGATGAAAGAGTATTATACGGAATGATGATAGCTAAGTCATCAAAATGGACTTGGACATTTAGGCGGGTTAAAGCACTTGAACACGCACTTAAAGCATTGCGAGAAGAAAAGCCTGAATGTGTATTAAAACGGAATAAAAGATATGTTTACTCTTGTTCCGTTTGTGACGGGATAATGAAATATATAGTATATGATAATACAATTATTGATATTACCAGGATAAAGTATTGCCCGTATTGCGGAGCTAAAGTAATAGATATCGAAGGAGAGTGGTGAGAAATGGGAATGTATAGCAACAGACACTCGATGGGATATCAGCTAAGCAAGGGCAACAACTACTATCTCAGCAAGGCAGCATTTCTCGAATCGCTCTACTTTGCTTATCAATACCAGGAATTTCTTGATGAGCTCGAAGTAATCGGTGATGGCTCAAAGGGAATATCCTACGACTCCCAACCACACGGTGATGCGAAAGCTGGAGGACTCGAGGACCTTGCTATCCGCCGTGCAAGGATATCCTCAAAGGTTGACCTGATCGAAAGAGTATGCCGAGAGGTTGACTCGGAGTTATATCCGTGGCTCATCAAGGGATTCACATCGGACGAGGTGGGCTATGACTATCTCCGGTATCAGCTCCGGATGCCGTGCGGTCGTAACCAATACTATGAGAAGAGGCGGAAGTTTTACTTCCTGCTTTATCGAGAAAAACAAAAGAAATGGAAATAAAAATAAATAGGGGACTCACGGCAAAGGTTTCTGTGTTATTATGCTAATGTCGGAAGATGGACAGAGAAATCATAGACTACCTCCTATTATAGTCATTGATAAGTCATTCAGTAACCCGTTGACCCGTTAACCCATAAGAAACCCCCGGAAGAAGCTCAGAGTAGTAACCCTCGCTCTGGGCTTTTTACGTGGGAGGAAATACATGAGGGGGTATCTTCAAAATGACAGCTAAAAAATATAACCCCCGGTATGCTAATGGAAATCTCAGACGAAAGCATCGAGCAAGATTTAAAGCAATGAATGCCCCCTGTGGAATCTGCCGGGGACAGCTTGGACCTATCCACTACGATGAGCCATCGAATGCTGAGCATCCGCTTTCATTCGTGATCGATGAGATTCATCCAGTAAGTAAGTGGGAACAGTTTGGATACAACTCAGCTCGGGAAGCTGCGGAAGATTGGAACAATTTGCAAGCTGCTCATTATTATTGCAACCAAAAGAAATCAGATAAATTGAACTTTAAACTTGGAAAGGTGCCCGCTCTTAAAATCAAGGGATACGACCAAACCGAATCTGACGGCTCTTGGTAGGGTGGGGTTCTGCCCCGGCGCCCTGGCTGGCTACAACATCATCACTGTCCAGCGCCGATTTCCACACGAGGAGTGGTGACCAAGGAGAATTGAATGCTTTCGGATAATACAAACAAGCCAAGAATTGACCAACTTAAAGAACTGCTTATCATCTTAGCAAATGAAATAGATGCGGGGCCCGGTGCGAGAGATATGGCTTCTCTATGCAAGCAATACCGGGAAACCCTCGCAGAGATCGAACAGATAGAAGGAGATGGAGGAAATGGGGACGAGATCGCGGAAATCCTCGGCAAGCGAGAACTTGCAGGGAAGTCAGGAGCCGTCCGCAAGGATCGCTCCAAAGTATAATCAATCAGATGGATTTGATGCAAGCCGAATCCTTCAACTCGGAGGCACTATTTTGGATCCATGGCAGAGTGATATCCTCGATGATTGGATGGCGGTCACTCCGTCCGGAAAATGGGCTTGTAAGACCTGTGGTGGATCTGTGCCAAGACAGAACGGAAAGACCGGACTGATTCAGGGCAGAGCTGAAGCCGGTATGATCTTATACAACGAGGTGGTAATATATACAGCCCACCTTCAAAAAACAGCAACGGAGACATTCGAGGAAATGGCTTCGTTTTTTGATTCATCAAATTTACGAAAATATGTAAAAGACATAAAGACGGCACTTGGTCGAGAACAGATAATCCTCAAGACCGGTGCGAAGATTAAATTCCTTGCAAGAACTCGAAATGGTGGACGAGGGCAACATGGGGATTTGTTGATTTTTGATGAAGCTCAGGAATTGGAAGAATCTGCACAGGCTTCTTTTATTCCGGCAATATCCGCAAGCCTTAATCCTCAGACTATTTATGTGGGAACTCCACCCGAAGAGGTATCGCAGGGGATTGTGTTTAGAGGGATAAGAGATAAGGCTCTTGCGAAAAAAACGAAAACAACCTCATGGTTTGAATTTTCCGTCAAAGATATAGGCGATGTTGCTGATCGGAGACGATGGGCGGAAACTAATCCGGCTCTTGGTCGAAGAATACTGCTCAGCACTATCGAAAGCGAAATGGAGCAGATGCCGGAAGATACATTCGCTCGTGAAAGACTTGGATGGTGGACTCCGATAGTGAGGGAAAAGAAAGACTACGCACTCGATGCTACTCATTGGGAAGCTTGCAAATCCTCCGAAATGATTCCCGAGGGCAAGACCGCATATGGCATTAAGTTTTCGATCGATGGAACAATGGTATACCTTGCCGGAGCAATTCTCGGTCCGGATGGCAAGGTTAGAATATCTCTGATTGATGCAAAACCGACCGGCATGGGATTGCAGTGGCTTGCTGATTGGTTGAATGCAAGATACAAGAAAGCCTCTTGTGTAGTAATAGATGGAAAGAATGGAGTCGATGTTCTCGTTGAGAAAATTTCGGATGTTTGGAAGATGAAAAAATCCGTGATCAGGAACAGCACGAAAGAAATGATAGCGGCAGTCAGTATGCTATCAAATGCCGTTAATGAAGAGCAATTAACATGGTATGAAAAGCAAAGAACCTTAAACGATAGTGCAGTGAACTCAGTCAAAAGACCAATGCAAGGCGGTTGGGGCTTTGGTGGCGAGAATGCTCCCCCGATTGAAGCTTGCGCATTGGCTCTTTGGGGAGTTAAGACAAGCAAAAGAGATCCGACTAAGAAGATGCGGATTGGTTAAGGAGTTAAAGGATGCAGTTGAACATCAATGTGCAAGCCATTAGTGGTTTGCCGGAAATTGAGAAAATAAAATTTCAGAAATTGCTTAATATCTATCAGAAGCACGTTGGTAAGAATGCTGAGAAGGATAAGTATTATGAGGGCAAGATATCACTCTCGGAAGTTAACCTCGGCATTGCGTTACCGATAGGGATGGCTGGCTTGGAAATCGGATGCTCTTGGGGGTCCAAGACGGTCGATGTACTCGCAGCTCGGTCAATGTTTGATGGTTTTGTTTCTGAAAATGGAATGGATATCGAGGAGCTTGATCAGATAGTCGAAGATAATAACCTCATAGCTGAGTACATGAAAGCGACAAGGGACGAGCTGAAATATGGTTGTACTTTTGCCACACTTTCAGCAGACCCTTCTATTGGTGTTAAAATTCGCTTCCATTCTCCTCAGACCGCCGCTGCCGTTTGGAGTGGTGAAAAAGGTCGGATTGATTATGGATTTGCAATAATTGACTCAGCTCCAACCAATGCCGATGTTTTTGAATGGTCTCCGTCCATTATCAATTACTACACCGATGATGCGATCTGGGTCCTTAAACGAAATGAAAACCTCTGGAGTGCAGTCGGCTATCCTCATCGGATGGGTAGGCCACTCATTGAACCTCTAACTTGGAATGCGACAAGCTCAAAGCCGTTCGGTCGGTCAAGGATTAAGGAACCAATCAGAAGATTGATTCAAGGTTATGTGCGAACTATCGCAAATGCCACTATCGGTCTTGAGTTTGCCACTTCCCCGCAGAAGTATTTGCTCGGAGTTTCCGACGATCAATATGATGCACTCATCAATCAGAAATTCAAACAGTATGTTGGAAGTATATTGGCATCAACCACGAATCCCGAGACAGGCGAGAAACCGACTTTTGGACAGCTTATGCAAGGGAACATCTCCCCTCATGTTGAGATGATCAGAATACTGGCTACACAGTTCTCGGCAGCCTCCGGTTTATCTGTGACAGATACCGGAGTGATAAACGATGCGAATCCGACAAGTTCTGATGCGATTATAGCTCAGACACAGACGCTCATCGGAATGGCTGAGCAGCTCAATACGGGGAATGGCGATTCACTCAGAACAATTGCTCAGATGGCTCTTGCCATCAAGAACAATACTACACTTGAAGGCTTGAACGATAACCAAAGCGATATCGTGGCTCACTTTAAGAACCCCGCAATGCCTTCCGTAGCCGCCACTACCGATGCGGCGGTTAAAATTGCTGCAAGCCGTCCGAGCTTCGCAATGACAGACACATTCCTCGAGATGATTGGATTCGACCAAGCAGATATTCGAAGAATTAAAGCTCAGGAACAGAGGGCGAGAGGATACATTACCATGCAAGAGGTGATTGAGAATGGCGAAGAGGCGGAAAGCTAAGCAAGTCAAGGAAGCTTCGAGGCGAATCAGTGAAGAGGCATGGGAAGAGTACATTAAAAGACTCAGGCTTCTTTCTGATGATGCTTATAATTGGGTTATCGCTCAGCTCGGAGGAGTTGATATCAGCACTCTGACCGATGCACAGTGGAATACTTTTGTTGATAAGCTTTATTTGAAGCTTGTAAAGAATGGAGAGGCTGCCGCAGAGTTATCAGCAGAGCTTTTTGAGTATATGCAAACCTCATCATTACAAAGCCTTGGAAGAGTTGATAGATATGGCGGTGTTGAACTGTTTGTGAATGATGATGTTCGAGAAGTCTACAAGATGGTATACGGCACAAGGAAGTATGGAAATCCCGAAATAATAGCTGATGGAGCTTCGAGGATAGTCAAGCTCAGCTCAGCCGATACAATGCTTCGGAATGCTATTCAATCAGGAGCACAGGTTGCATGGATACCGCATGGAGATACTTGTGCATTCTGTTTGACTCTCGCATCGAGAGGTTGGGAGGATGCTTCGGAGGCAATGCTGCTCCGTGGACACGCAGAACATATTCATGCAAATTGTGACTGTACATATGCGGTTAGGTTTGACCCATACACTTCGGTTGAGGGGTATGACCCCGAGAAATACTACGAAATGTATCGAGATGCTCCGGGATATGACTCTCAGGATAAAATCAATGCAATGCGGAGAGCATTTTACAAGGAAAATTCCGAGAAGATAAACGAACAGAAGCGAATAGCTTACGCTAAACGCAAGGAAAGGGAATCATCGGAAGCGGAAGAATATAATGTGAATCAATAGCAGAGCAAATCAATGCCCTGCTTTTTTAATGCTAAAAATGGCAACTCGTGCCATAAAACGAGGTTTTACTCAAAGGAGGATAAAAAATGGAAACTGTGAATCAGGAAGCAACAACCACTCAGGAGAATGCCGGAGAAGAGACAAAGACTTTTACTCAAGCAGAACTCGACAAGATAGTCGGGGACAGACTTTCAAGGGAACGAAGCAAATACGCTGACTATGAATCCTTAAAAGAGAAAGCCGCTCGACTTGATGAGATGGAAGAAGCAAACAAGTCAGAATTGCAGAAAGCAATGGAACAGGCTGAAAGCTACAAGAAAGAACTTGAAGAACTTAAGTCAGCCGAAGCAATTCGGAACATCAGGGAGCAAGTCTCAAAGGATACCGGAATCCCGATGAACTTACTTACTGGAACCACTGAGGAAGATTGCAAAGCTCAGGCTGAAGCAATCAAAGCATTCGCCACACCGACATATCCAACAGTAAAGGATGGCGGAGAAATGCAGAACACAAACGGGCAATCAACTAAGCAGCAATTCGCTGATTGGTTTGCTCAAAACGCAAATATTCATTAAAAGGAGAAAAGAAAATGGCAGATATTAACAGAACTACTAATTCTATGGCGCTTCCTTCTGATCTTTCACAGGAAGTCATTCAGAAAACTCAGGACGAATCAGCAATAATGAGACTCGCTCGTCCGATCGCTCTCCCCGGAAGAGGAGTAACAATTCCAGTAATCACTGGTGATCCCGAAGCAGCTTGGGTAGCTGAGACAGCTTCAAAGCCCGTATCAAACGGAACACCCGCAACAAAGCTCATGACCGCTTACAAGATCGCAGTAATCGAGACATTCTCAAAGGAATTCGTCAGAGATGCTCAGGCTCTCTACGATGCACTTGTTGCAAGGCTTCCCAAGTCTCTTGCAGCAGTATTCGATAGCACAGTTGTTGGAGCTACACAGGCTCCCGGCAATAACTTCGATACATTCGCAAACTGTACTGCTCAGAGCATCCTTAATGCCAACAATGGTACATACCTTGGTCTTGTAGCTGCTGATGGAGATATCGCAGCTCATGGCGGAATCATGAATGGACTTGCACTTTCAGCTCAGGCTAAGTCACTCCTTCTTTCCGCAGTTGATACCACAGGCAGACCGATATTCCTTGCATCTGCAAAAGAGGGCGTTGTTGATAAGGTTCTCGGAGTTGACACATACTTCAACAAGAACCTTTACAAAGCCGGTGATTCATCTACTTCAACTCCCGCAACCGTAGGTATTGCTGGTGATTGGTCACAGGCTATGTACGGAACTGTTGCCGGTGTTGAAATTAGCTTCTCAGACACAGCTACACTTACAAGTGGCAACACTACAATCAACCTGTGGCAGCAGAATATGGTAGCAGTTAGGGCTGAAATCGAGGTTGGCTTCCGTGCAGATACCTTATGCTTCAACCGTCTGACTGGTGCTATACCTTCATAATGGTCGAATTCGTTAACAAGACAACCGAAACTCGTATGTGGGTCACGGAAGATAGGGTAGAAGAATACAAGGCGGCAGGGCATAAGCTCGCCGCTGCTTCACCCGTTCCCCATGAAGAGAAGAAGGAAGTCAAGAAACCTATTAAATCAGTAAAGCGAGGAAAATAACATGGCATATGCTACGGTGGCAGATGTACAAGCTCGAATGACGAGAGAAATGTCCGAGGATGAGCAAGCAGTCTGCTCCACTCTCCTCGATGATGCCGCAGTAATAATCGACTCATACAATGTCAATGCTCCAGCTGATGCAAAGATGGTTGTATCGTGTCGAATGGTAGTAAGAGCAATGGGTGATGGTGATGATGGTGTTGGAGTGCCAGCCGGAGCTACACAGGGCTCTATGTCAGCAATGGGATACTCCCAGAGCTGGACCATATCAAGCGGCGGCTCAGTCGGTGAGTTGTATATCGCTAAACTCGAGAAAAAATTATTAGGAACAGGAGATAAAATTGGAAGCTACAGCCCGACCGAAGCTCTTGTCCCGCAATTAGAGGTTTAATCATGATAAAAGGAATGACTGTCAAATTACTCGTGAAAACTCAGACGGATGTAGACCCGTTTAATAGACCCGTTTATTCGGAGCAGTGGATTGATGTCGATAATATCCTTGTTGGACAGCCGACAACGGACGAAATCGAATCCGAGCGGATTATATCCGGTAAGATAGTGAGCTATGTCCTCGCAATCCCGAAGGGCGATGCTAACAACTGGGTTGATACCGAAGTCGAGTTTTTTGGTCAGAGATTCCGAACAATAGGATTCCCAACTCAGGGAATCGATGCAAATATCCCGTTAAAGTGGAATAAAAAGGTAAGGGTTGAGGCTTATGTCTAAGAGTAAGATAAAAGTCGAACTTGATAGAGATGGAGTCAGCGAGCTTATGAAAAGCAGTGCGATGGATGCCGTATTAACGGCAGAAGCCGCCTCTAAGACCGCAGGACTCCCCGCCGGGTATAAATCAGACCTGCACCACTTCAAACGAAGAGATGCGATTTATATCTATCCGGAAACAGATGAAGCAAAAAGAGATAACTGGAAGAATCACACACTCACGAGGTTGTTATGATAGAAGAAATCATTATCAAATATTTAACTGAAAAGCATTGGGATGTTTTCGCAGAAAAGCCGGACACACCTCCGAGAGAGTATGCGCTTATAGCGAAAGTCGGTGGCGATATGACGAACCATATACGCAGAGCAACAGTTGATATACAGGTATATTCCGACTCGACCTATAATGCATCAAGCCTTAATGAGTTAATGATAGCTGATATGCTCGGCTTTGATGATGCTTCGGTCAGTGATCACAATTTGATTTCAGAGATGATATACAACGATCTCGACAACGGCATCTATTCTTACCAAACCACTTGGGAATTTTATTATTATTAAAAAAGGAGATATAAGGCATGAATACAAAGTATGTTACAGCCGGAAAGCCTAAAGTTTCAGGAGCTGTTTTTGTTGGTCCTACAACGGCAACTCTGCCAACAGACCCCACAAGCACTTTGACCGGATTCACTGAGCTCGGTTATGTGTCTGAAGATGGACTCACCAACAGCAACAGCCCTGAAAGTGAAAACATTAAGGATTGGGGCGGAACAACCGTTCTGACCGTTCAGACAAGTAAGGATGATAACTTCAGCTTTACTCTGCTTGAGGTTCTTAACCCCGAAGTGCTTAAGGTGGTATATGGAAGTGATAATGTTACGGTCGATTCCCAGAACAATATCATTTCTATAAGCGCAAACAGCAATCAGCCCGAAGCTCATGCATGGATATTCGATATGGTCGTTCGTGATGGCAAGATGAAGAGAATTGTACTTCCCTCAGCTACCATCTCAGAACTTGGCGATATTACTTATGTTGGTAATGGCGCATCTGGCTACGAGATCACGCTTTCAGCTACACCCGACAGCTCTGGCAATACTCATTATGAGTACATTGAAGCAGAGTCGTAAGTATCAATAATCGGCGCAGCTCTTCATGGGTTGCGCCTTTTTTATTAGCAAGGAGAAACAAAAATGAAGATAGCGACTAAAGATGGATATGAACTCGAAATTAAGGAAGAACACCTTGATGATTATGAGCTTCTTGAGGCTCTTGATGCAGTAGACCGAGGAAAGACCGCAAGGCTTACCTTCGCATTTGAGAAGCTTCTGGGAACCAAACAGAAGAATGAACTGCTTGAAAAATACAGAGATAAGGATACTGGCATAATTTCAGCAACGAAGATGTATCCGTTAATTTCTGAGATTATGGAGCAAATCAAGGAAGCCCAGAATAAAGAAATAAAAAACTGATAATGCTCGCAGCCATGTTCGGGGTGGATAAGGATGCTTTAATCTGCGACTTAGCAGAGACTTACCACATATACGATTACAGGGCATTTCCACCACACTACATTGCCATTTTGGCAGTTGGCTTGCGAGATGACAGCAGAATCAAAATGAAGATAAGCAAGCAGAGGCTCACGCTTGATCAAGTGCTGCTTGCATCGACTTACGACAAGATAGCTCAGCTTGTATGGCTTAATAGCAAGGACGGAAGCAAAGGGCGGAATCGTCCGAAGTCCGTGCTGTTAGAGCTTACGAAAGAGCCGAAAGAAAACGAATACAAATCCATGTCCCCCGAAGAGTTTGAGCAGATTCGGGAGGAAAAACTGAGGAGGAATAGACATGGCTGATTTAGGGAAAGCTTATGTGCAGATAATTCCATCCGCAAAAGGTATAAAGGGGAATATTGAGAAAGAGCTTAACAATGAGATGGATGATGCCGGAAAGAAAGCCGGAGATTTCTTCTCGGGCGGCTTTGGTAAGGTATTAAAGACCACCGGAAAAGTAGCACTTGCTGCATCCGCTGCCGTAGCAACCGGAATCGGTGTGATAACCAAGATGGCGGTCAGCAACTATGCCGAATACGAACAGCTTGTCGGCGGTGTCGAGACTCTTTTCGGAGCTTCAGCAGATAAGGTCAAACAATATGCGGCTGATGCATATCAGACCGCCGGAATGTCGGCAAACGACTACATGACCAATGTTACAAGCTTCTCAGCTTCCCTTCTGCAAAGCCTTGGCGGAGATACAGAAAAAGCCGCAGAGGTGGCTAATAGAGCGATGATCGATATGAGTGATAATGCTAATAAGATGGGTACCAACATGGAAAGCATTACCAATGCATATCAGGGATTTGCGAAGCAAAATTACACTATGCTCGATAACCTTAACACAATGGGGGCACTCGCCGCATAAATGAAGGGCGATATGCGAATCCTCTCTGATTGACTTGGAACTCCCGACGGGGACGACAGGGCGCAAGGGTAATGCCAGCGTGAACGACTAAGTGAGAGGACACCCGAGAGGGTGAAGCGATAGTCTGATCTGCACTTATAACGCTAACAATGAAGGTGCAGTTAACACCTATGCAAACTCGGGTATGGTGGTACAAAGTCAGAGATGGAGCGACTCATTGCCGATTCTGCTGCACTGACTGATGTGCAGAAAGAACTTGGTATTACGGTCGATGCTAATGATATGAGTTTTGGAAATATCGTCAATGCGATATCAGTAATGCAAGCATCGATGGGAATCGCCGGAACAACCTCATCGGAAGCACTCGGAACCATTAGCGGAAGCTTGAATATGACCAAAGCTGCTTGGGATAACTTGCTCACCGGCATAGCTAATCCCGATGCTGACCTTGGAAGCTTAATCGGCAATTTGGTAACTTCAGCCACAGCCGCAGTCAATAACTTGCTTCCAGTAGTTCAACAGGCTCTTGTTGGAGTGGTTCAATTCGTTGGTGAGATAATCCCGCCAATCATTGATATGCTTCCGGGACTGCTTGAACAGCTTGTTCCTGTCGCTCTGAATGCATTTGGAAATGTGATGGGCGCTTTGTTTGGTGCACTTCCTCAGCTTCTCGAAGTGGCTCTCGGCGCAATAATGATGATAGCTAATGGACTTACAACCAACCTACCGACCATTATTCCATATGTCGTTGATATTATTTTGCAGATAGCCAATACGTTGATGGCTAATCTTGGCGATCTTCTGATTGCGGCGGTCGAAATCATATTAGCAATCATTCAAGGGCTCACCAATGCCACGCCGATACTGCTTGCTCAGGCTCCAACAATTATTCAGAATTTATCTGATTCGATTATCAAAGCCGCTCCTCTGCTCCTGAGTGCTACGGTGCAGATAATCAATATTATGGTGTCTGGAATCATTCAGAATTTACCTCAGCTGATTACAGCCTCTGTCCAGATTATGACCACGCTTGTTAATGGTATCATTGCCAATTTACCCGTACTGATTCAGGCGGCAGGGCAATGTATCTCGAGTTTTTCGGATAGCTTCGGAGAAATCGATTGGGGTACGCTCGGAACCAACATTATCAATGGTATTGTATCCGGTATTAGCTCATCGGCAAGCGCAATCGCTACGGCTGCAAGAAATGCTGCAAAGGCGGCTCTTGATTCTGCGAAATCCCTGCTCGGTATCAAATCACCTTCGAGAGTTTTTCGTGATCAGGTCGGTGCGATGATTGGTGAAGGTATGGCTCTCGGTATCGAGGATTCGGAAGGAGCGGTTAATAAAGCTCTGGCGGAGCTCTCCAACGATACCACTGCTCAGGCACAAGTCACAGTGGCGGCTAATGCTCGGAATGGACTTGCTCCGGCATATAGCGAAGCTTATGCTTATCAGACTCAGCTCGCAGGAGCTGGCGGAGATATCGTTATTCCGGTATACATCGGACAGCGTAAGATTGAGCAGATTGTTGTTAATGCGATAAACAAAAACAACTATAAGAGCGGAGGGAGGTAAATAGATGCTTGGCGCAGATTATATCAAGATAAACAACATTGAATACACTCCTTCAACATTCAAGTATAAATCGAATCCGGTGGAGAATGTACTTAGATCAGAAGCCGGAAACGACCTCGTGAATGTGGTTAGGCTCAGGAAATACACCTTTGAATTGACGTGGGAGGGTATCACTTATGAACTCATGTCGGAACTCGAAGCATATTGTTATACTCGGCTTGTCACTTTTGAATGGAAAGGGACGGAGTACTCATGCAGAGCAAGGGAAGGCAATTCGACTATGATTGACCATTCATGGCGATACAAAAACTCTGATGGACTCTGGAACTTCTCCATGTCACTTATTGAAGTTTAAAAAAACAGGAGGACAGCGAATGTATCCTGTATCACCATATTATATCGAAGCATTGCGGGATCCCGTCCATGTTACGCATATGCATGGAATTGTTGGAAACACGAACTTCACAGAAGCGGATTTTTCAGCTCTTACCATCTCGAAGCAGTGCTCCGATAACAATTCAATTAAAATCGGCTCCGTCTATATGGCGGAGCTACACATTACTTTTGTTAACGACCTCGGGATTTCATGGCAAAATGCCAAAGGACTCGAAATCGCCTTAACCGAAGTCTTGGAAGTCAAAGGATTTGTCGATCAAGAATCAGTCCTTGGTGGTAAGTACTACATCGCTCAAGTGGACTATACGAAAGACGGAATCGAAGTAACTGCCTATGATGCTATGTCAAAGCTTGATAAGAATATCAGAGCCGGAGCGGTATCCTTTAAGAACAGAACGCTTCCGGCAATGCTTGAAGATATCTGTGAGGAATGCGGAGTTGAGCTTGGCAATGTTAATTTTGACGGATATCCAAATCATACCGGTATCTTTACGATTTCCGATGATAATGACTGCGATACTTACCGAGATATAGTAAGCTGCATAGCTCAGACGATGTGCTCGTTCGTAACTATGACAGTGGCGGGAGCTTTGATGCTGAGAATGTGGGAGGATTCGGGAACTGAGGATGATGTTATCGATGCTACTAATCGCTCAGAGGATTATAGCTTCGCATCTTATCAAACTTATTACACCGGACTAAGTGCAGTTGATTCAACTCGTCAAAAGACGAAATACTACCATGTAGATCCGGATATCGGACTTACCTACAATCTCGGCACTAATCCATTTCTACAAAAGCTTGATCAGAATCGATTTGATGCTGCTTGTGAAAATATTCTGAATGGCTTACAGAACATATACTATACTCCATTCCGAATCGAGATACTTCCAACGCTTGTCTACCAGATGGGCGATATTTTGTCATTCACAGGCGGGCAAGGCTACGGCGATCCACTCGGAGCGGTAATGTCTTATGACTATACCTACGGGCAGAGTATTGTGCTTGAAGGACTCGGTCAGGACCCGGCTCTTGCATCTGCAAAATCAAAAACAGATAAGACTATCAGCGGGATTATGAAGAAAACCGAGGAGAACAAGGAATACTTGTATCAATTCTACAATTCCGATGATATCACGCTGAATTCTAATTGGCAGACAGTTTTTTCGCAAAGATTTGCGACAGTCTCTGACGGATATGCGATTTTTGATGCAGAGATATTAGCAGAGGACCCGACAGGATCAGTGGTGGAAGTTAGGTATTTGCTGGATGGCGAGGAAGTTAGCCGATACCCCATTGAAAGTTGGATTGAAGGAAACCATATACTAAGCCTATTCTATCCGATACAAACTCAGGGTGGAACCACTTACTTATGGCAAGTGCAGATGAAAGCCAATGGAGCTGTGGAGATTCCTGAGCATGATGCTCTTGGAACTATCAGAGGTCAGGGGCTTGCATCAACATCAGCTTGGAACGGCTACATCGATGTATCCGACGAATACACCATCATGTCAACGATTGATGATAGCGATTTGCTTTCATACACAGAAACAAGCGTATCAGCAACAACACAGATACCCGAAGCATCGAGCATCTCGGACAGCTTCGGACTGCTTGAAAGTGATGAGGATTCGAGCATCAAGCATTATGTTGATGTATATGCTTTCAATCAGGAATTCCTTAATCAGCTTACTTGGGATGAGGCGGCTCTTCATACTTGGGATTACACGGAAGTTAACTATGTATGGGGCATTGATATCGAATAATTAAAGGAGGACGATACTCTTGAAGATAAAAGGTAGAACTATAATCGAATTGACCGATGTAAGGACAGAAAAGATTCAGAGGTTCGAGGACGATAACGCTTTTATGGATACGAACATTGAGCAGAAGTTCAGGAACTTCGGAATCTTTCAGACATCGGTGCTGAATAATTTCCAAAGCACTCCGCTCTGGCAGAAGCTGTGTGGTGGCTTGCTCCTGCTTGATAGTGTGGTGGCGGACGGTGCGAACTTCGTGGCACCCGGTCAGAAGATGACGGGTAGAGGATATTATGGCAGTAGTAACAATGGCTCACCCGTGAGTCTTGGAAGTTGGAATGCTACGGAGTCAGCGGTATCGAGTAATGCCGTGCAGATGGTCTACGATTTCACAACATCGCAGGGCAATGGAGACATCAAGGCAGTGTGTTTGACTTCTGATGCGGTCGGTAGATGTGGAATCGGAAATCAGGACGATGACTACAATGTCGGCTATTCGACCGATGTAGCTAATTGGCAGAGCTTCAACAAGTCGTTTGATGGTCTGACTAACCTCAGCAATGGACACGCTTTCGATGGTGAATACATCTACTTTAATCCCGTACTTGACGGAACGAGCTTGACCATCTCGAAGAAGTATGCGAACGCTCGGAAGGTCGATTTGATTCATATGCTGACGGATGCCAATACGGCAGGAATTATCAGCTTGACTCTGTCGAGTGCGCTTGCTCACGATGATAATATCCGACTCATTCAGGCATCAGACACTAGGCTTATAGTTGTTGGATTTGACTCCAACAGCGAAACGGCTTTTAGCACGGTCGAAATTGACCTCAGTGCAATACCGATCACGGCAACAGTGCGAGAAATCAGCGGAATCCCTGCACTCGATAACTATGAGAGCTACGGCTACTCAGACATTGATTGCCTTGGAGTTGATGGAAGCGGTAATCCTATCCTTGTGTTTGGTTCATACGCATACAAGCCGAAAGCCTTTGCCGTTAACATTGGCACAGGAGCAAAGCATAGCTTCGTATGGTCAGATGCTTACACGACTTGGGGGCTTAGTGACCGACAGGGTTGTAATATCATCCCGATGGGTAACGGCAACTTCATAGCTGCTTCGATTCGTTCGCAAGTTCCGGGCTTTGCTTGTGACTTGTCAGATGACTCGATAAAGCCTTGTGAAGCTTACAATGCCAATTCGATGACAAGAGCTTATAACGGACTCAACTTGATAGGCAGTTCGGGAGAAATGAATATCAGAATGAGGCAGAATCCGTTCTACCTTGCTACCATCAATAACCTTGCTACTCCCGTCACAAAGACAAGCAGTCAGACGATGAAAGTAACCTATGTTATCAGCAGGGCGAACAGTTAGGAGGTTGTTATGCATAAAGTTTTTTGTGATAAGTGCGGTAAGGAAGTTTTTGGGTGGCAACAGGTATATCAATATGAAGTCAGAAAAGCCGAAGAAGGCACATTTCCGCAGAGAATTGACCTTTGTGATGAATGTCGAAGGGTTTTTGAAAAATGGATGGATGAATTCATTGAAAACAAGGAGGTGGGTGAATAATGACACAAACTACACATTATAGCTTTAATTTACCCGCAGGAACAGACCCTGCATCAATAACACCTCTGAATGCCAACATGGAAACGCTTGATAGTACACTTTGGACAATGCAGGGCGATATCGATACGCTTGAGGCAACCGTCGGAACTGTTAATACGATACTTGCCGATGCAATAGGGGAGGAATAAGATATGCCGAGAACATTAGCACAGAATGCTCAGTACATAGCTGAGACCATCAAACCTGCTATCAAATCAGCGATAGAAGCACAGGGGGTAACAGTACCATCCACAGACAGTTTTTTAGATTATGCAGATAGAATAGCTGAGATTGAAGGCGGTGGAAGTGGGTATCAATTAAAGGACTTACCCACAGGCTCAATCTCCACCGTTAACGATGCGGCACCCTTGCTACTTAATGCTTTGAAGGTCAGCGTTGAAGCATGGCAAGAGGGAAGCGGTGACCCGTCACCGAGTAATGTTAGACCTATACATGGTTGGGATAGTGGGGAGATAACGGTTGTCGGGAAGAACCTTTGTAATGAAAACGACATAACAATTAACGATAATCGACTTTGTATTTTAGGTAAATCTTATGGTGTAACGAGCACTAATTGGGTATGGATGAAGAAAGGTAAGTACACCATTAGTGTTGACTATGGCAATATTGATAGAAGCACAAATTTGCGATTTTACATGAGAACATTAGAAACGAGTTTGTCGCAATTAGGTGGTACTTATACTGTAAACGGGGCAACAGAAACTTTTGAATTAAACAATGATACAAAAGTGCAATTATTTTTATATACGTCACAAACTACCTGGAATAATTCTGACTTGGATGTAACAAAAGTAATGCTGAATATTGGAGAGACAGCAATGCCTTATACTCCATATGTTAACGGCAAGCAATATACCCACGCCTTTACCGACTCCCAAGGCAATCCGCTGACTGTCTACGGTGCTGAGTGGGATGTGGTTAGTGGTGACTTGAAACAGACAGATGGCTACATAGCAAGCTACAACGGTGAGAGCTTGCCGTCAACTTGGATAAGCGACCGTGATGTTTACGCAAGCGGAACAACTCCAACCACAGGCGCAGAGGTTGTCTATAAGCTTGCAACTCCTACCACCATCGACCTTTCACCCTTATCAATCCGTATGCTACAAGGCACTAACAACCTCTATGCGGATTGTGGGGAGGTGATTGAGGGGGAATACTTCAGTGGCGATAATCAGCTTTATGCCAACGGAATCATCTTTGCTGGCGAGGGTGACAGCGGAATTGGAAGCTATCGAAAGATAGATGCACTTCCGACCGACTTACTCAACGCATCGGCTATGACTTGCGAAGTCTGTGCGAGGTTTGATAGCTTTGTAAACCTCTCAAGCGGCCCTTACGCAAGAATAATTACTTTTGGCGATGATAATCAGACGGGGCGATTTGGACCCGTTGGATTAGTCTACGATGGTTCAAGCAGTTATGACTTATGCGTATGGGACGATACGGTTGATATATCATCGGGGCTTTACGAATGGACTCCAACAGATACCCACACAGTCGCAGTTGTAAAGACAACGGCAGGGACTATCAAGATATATGTTGATGGTGTCCTAAAATACACGGGTTCGAGTGCTTTGACAATCACTAATACTTTGATTGATTATATTTGCCAGCGAAGCCGATATAACGCTTCGTACGATACTCAGCGACAGATAAACGGCGAGATATTCGCTTGGCGAGTATACGGCAAGGAATTATCTGCAAGTCAAATCAATGCTAATTTCCTGGTTGATAAAATCAATTATATCGATTAGAGGTGATGACCATGCAGACAATTATCAATTTTTTACCGATTCTAAGCTTTCTGTTTGGCGGTGGAGCCCTTGTTGCAATCCTCAAATTGTTGATAAAACTTAATGACCGCATCAGGGCAAATGAGAGAGGTACTCAGGCACTGCTGAGGGATAGATTGTATCATATCTACTACAAGTACAAGGATTTAGGATATCGAACAAGCCACAGCACCGAAAACTTTGAAAACATCTACACGCAATACCATACTCTCGGTGCTAATGGCGTGATGGACGATGTGAGAAAGCAGTTTTATGAATTAGAACTTGAAAAGGAGGAAGAAGTAAGATGTTAATGAATTCAAAGGTTTATTCAGTTTTGAAGTACATCACAATGATTGTATTACCTGCTCTGACAACGCTGTGGCTCTCTGTAGGCTCGATTTGGCAGTTGCCCTTAGTGGAACCCATTGGAGCGACTTTAACGGCTGTGACGGCGTTTCTGGGGGGTATTTTAGGCATCTCCACAAGCTTGTATAACATCCGTGAACAGAGGAAAGATGAACTTGCTGATATGCAGAAAGCTTTTGAAAAGGAGGAAACACCCGATGAGTAAAATTGTAACCACAGCGCAGAAGCTTGTTTCCGACCTTAAAACACTTGAGAGCCGTCCAACCTATTACAAAAACAAATGGCCCGATAACCTTCTGTATGTCCATGATGACGGAAGGACATCAGCGGATTGTGTCAATCTGTACAAAGCACTCTTTAATGGATACAACATCAATGTCACCAAACCTGGATATTATCAGCACGATTTGAGCAATACGGGCGATTGCGATGAATGGGGATTACTTTCTCAATGTTCAGACATTTCGCAAGATTTTGCGAAGCTTAAGAACGGAGAGCCGAGAATCCTCTATATGAAGGGGCATATCGGAGGTTTTGTCGGTGAATTTGAGAAATACGGACACATTTACAATGTTGTTGAATGCACGGCGGCATGGAGTAAAGGAATCCTCTTTTCCTATGTAGATTCCAAAGGAAACAGATACAAGAGCAAAGGCGGACAGAAGAATAAAGCATGGACCCATCACGGCAAGCCGACAAAATGGGTGGACTATTCTCAACCATTCGACACATTTGACGGCGATATGCAGCCGATTACTCCGGAGAAGCCGAAGGAAGAACCGACACCGACAAAGCCAATCAATCCCAACAATCATGCATCACATGAGGGCTCGACTGTAGCTCACTACTTCGACTCCAAGAAGTATTCCAGAGCATTTAAGGTTAATGCTTCGGGCGGCTTGAATGTCAGAAGCGGAATTGGGACAAGCACCATCAGCAAAGGCGTATTGCCGTATGGTTCAATGGTTAATTGCTACGGCTACTACGACTACGACTCAGCCGGAGATATCTGGCTTTATTGCTCAACTAAATACGGATCAGGATTCTGCAAGGCGGAATTTTTATCATAATTCAGCAAGTCGGGTTCCTGATCAAGAAGGTTCTCCTTGCTTTGGCAGCTCTGGCCACTTCGATGCGAGAGGTGGTTGGGGCTGTTATTTTTTTGCATTGAATAACCCCGGAGAAATCCGGGGCTTTTTTATTGCTTTGCGTGGCAAGTGCGTGGCAGACTATGCCATTTTGAGGGTATTTTTGCCGTTTCGGGAACAAGTACGAAACCGCTACAAATGGCTTAAATATGCGGAAAATTGCACGAAGCTGTTTTTAACTGCATCTATTCAAAAAAACCAATCAGAATTTATGAAAAGCTGATAAATAAGCCATTTGTCGGGGTATGCGTGGCAAACGCGTGGCAAAGTCTAATCAATAAGGCGGATTCTGTCAAGCTGAGCCTCCTCCCGTTCCTTCATCTTTTCGGTGACATGAAGATATATCTTCTTGGTGATGTCAGAATTGGAATGCCCGAGTCTACGGCTCACGGCTTCCAACGAATAACCAGCTTCGGCAAGCAGTGATGCGTGGGTATGTCGAAAGATATGAGCATGGAGAGGCTTGTTGCTTTCGATGCTTTGCAGATGCCGATTGAATAAGTTGTTGTCAGCAGGCATTCCATGTTTGCCGAAGAATAGCAAATCCGTTCTGACTCCCCTTGCCATGAGCAGTGTGTTCCTGAATGGCAAATACTCAGAAAGAAGCTTCCGAAGCTCCGTCTGAACATATATTTGTCGCTCCGATGTCTCGGTTTTAGCGGCTTGTGGTGCATTGTGCCACATGGTTTTGCTAATACTAATGTATTTACCATCATAGTCCGACAAGGTAAGAGCAGCGGCCTCTCCGAAACGGCATCCGGTCAGCGCAAGGAATTTGGCAAGGTAGTAATCCATCGCTACAAGCTGATTCAGAACGGATTGGAGTTCATCTGCATTCAGGTATTTGTCCTCGATGTTGTCCCGGCTCTGACTCCCCTTGAAAGGTCGAACACTGACCACCTCGGAAGTGTAGCCGTATTCGACCGCATACCGCTGCAAGGATTTAATCACTTTGATAGCTTGGTTCTTTCGGGAAACGCTGAGGTCAGATTCTGAAAGCTTCCGCTTAACCATCGCATTATTCATTGTGGAGAGGTACGGATTCCCGAAGATAGCTTCAATCTTTCCAAAAAGATATTGATAATTGTTGATGGTTGATGCTTTCAGATCAGGGCGATCAAGATACTTAACAATGATACTGTGTAGCCTGATCTGATCGCTTCCTCTTTCCTGATCTGCAATTTTGAGCATAAGTTTTGATACGGCTTCCTTGTAGTCCCTTGCTGAGTTGCTGGCAAGTGGGACACTAACCTTGTGGTTGTTTCCGTCAAGATCTGTATATCTTTCATAGAGTCGGAGCTTGCCTCTTGATTCCTGTGTCCACATTAGTTGTCACCTCCTTCCTTGTTCATTCTCCAAAGGTACTCAGCGTAAGCGAGTAAGTTTTTCCTTGTTGGCTCATTCATCTCTTCCATAAAGGATAAAACCATCTGCGTTTCAGGAGATGAATTAAGAACAGAATAATCAATCGGTTCGTATCCTCTGAGAGCATCAAGGGATACATTGAAGAAATCAGCAATATTTTCTTCTGCTTCGTGATTTGGTTCACGTTGTCCGCTTTCGTACCTACTGAGGGTGCTTTTGTTAATGTTTAGCTTTTCGGCTAATTCCTCAAGGGTTAGATTTCTACTTTTTCGCAAATTTCTGAGATTGTTTCCAAAATCGCTCATGTTATCACCTCCTTGAACTACATTATAAAATTATTTTGCATAAATGTCAAAATTTTATTTGACAAATAAGCAAAGCAGTAGTATTATAATCGTGAGGTTGCCAGAACGGCAACAAAATATTGAGGACGAAAGGAGGAAACCACAAAATGGATGCTGTTAAAATCGGAACAACTCTCAAACAACTGAGAGAGAAGAAAGGGAAAACCCTTCAGGAAGTGCAGGAAGATACCGGAATTGACATCTCTTTATTGTCAAGGTATGAGAATGGCGAACGCATACCGAGCGACAATAACAAGAAACGCCTTGCAAATTATTACAAGCGGAGTATCAACGGTATTTTTTTTGCTGACTAAGTTGCCAAAACGGAAACAAGGAGGTAGGAATGTACAAGAACTACTTAACCCCTCAGGAGTTAGCTCGGCTCTGGAATCAGAAAACCCGCCATGTGCAGGAGCTGATTAAGGAGATGAAGCAAGTCGGCAAGTGGAACGACCGCATGGTTAAGCCGGGCAGAACCACCCTTGTCGACGTCGAGGCTTTTGAGGAATTTTTGAAAGAGAGGGCGATCAAGTGACTAAGGATAGCAAAGTCTACCTCTCCGGACCGATTACCGGAGTAGTGGATTATAAGGAGAGATTTAAACAGGTACAGCGGGATTTATGGAGTCAGGGGTTCGGTTTTGTGATGAATCCTGCGGAGATATTAAGCCACACACCTATATCACAGATGACCAGAACGGAAATAATGACGGTATGCTATGCACTCATGGCTTCCTGCGACACCATCTATCTGCTTGACGGATGGAGGGCAAGTCAGGGATGCAGAGAAGAGGTGGCATATGCAAAAGCACATGGAATGGAGGTACTTGAATGACTTGGAAGAATATCGGGAAAAGATATGAGTTTTGGATGGATGCCATGATGCTCCTGAACACAATGGGAGTATATATCTACATCGTATGGTTCGGAGTTGATTTGACCGCAATGATACTTCTGAGCGGTCTGAATGTGGCGTGTCTGACCATAGCAAGGCGTGAAGAACTTAAGAGACTTCTGACTCCGAAGCAGGAGCCGGATGAGATGCAGAGCATTATAAGGAGGGTGAAATGAACGAGTATGAGTCATTTTTGAAGAATAAAAGATTCATCCTCGAGAGTTGCGGATTTGATATTGATAAAAACATCCTCAACCCTCTGCTATATGATTTTCAGAAGGATATAGTCAGATGGGCACTGGCTAAGGGTAGGGCTTGTATTTTTGCCGATTGTGGACTTGGAAAAACGGCAATGCAATTATCATGGTCATATCAAATCTGCAAACACCTCGGGGATGATTCGAAAGTATTGATATTGGCTCCATTGTCCGTCTGTGAACAGACTAAAAGAGAAGGTGAAAAATTCAATTACAGGGTTAATATTTGCGAATCTCAAGATGATGTAAAGCCTGGAATCAATATAACAAATTATGAAAAATTAGACAAGTTTATTGCTAATAAATTCGATGCTGTGGTTTTGGATGAATCTTCGATTTTGAAATCATTCACCGGAAAAGTCAGAACAGCTATAATCGATAATTTTATCAATGTTCCTTACAAATTAGCTTGTACCGCAACGCCTGCACCAAATGATTATATGGAACTCGGAAACCATGCGGAGTTCTGCGGAGTAATGACACGATCAGAAATGTTATCAATGTTCTTTGTGCACGATGGCGGAGAAACATCTAAATGGAGATTAAAAGGACACGCTCAGGATGTGTTCTGGCAATGGATGGCGAGTTGGTGTGTGTTTATTGATAACCCTCGAAATCTCGGATATGAAATCGATGGATTTGATTTACCGACACTTCACATCAATGAAATCGTTGTTGATGGTGAAAATCCTACAGAAGAAAAGCTATCACTCACAGAGAGAAGAGAAGCAAGAAAAGATTCACTTATTCAGAGATGTGAAAAAGCTGCTGAGTATGTCAATAATTCAGATGAACAGTGGCTTGTATGGTGTGACTTGAATGATGAAAGCCATAAGCTCCATGAACTTATACATGATAGCGTGGAAGTACAAGGAAGCGATAAAGACTCACATAAAAGCAAATCAATGCTTGATTTCTCAAATAAAACAATTAAATGCCTTGTAACAAAGCCTAAAATAGCAGGATTCGGAATGAACTGGCAGAATTGTCACAACATGATATTCACAGGACTATCTGATAGCTACGAGGCATATTATCAAGCACTGAGAAGATGTTGGAGATTTGGACAAAACAAAGAAGTCAATGTCTACATCATAATTTCAGCAAAAGAGGGATGCGTTAAGCAAAACATCGAAAGAAAACAAACTGACTTCTTGAAGATGCAAAAAGAAATGACGGAACTCACAAAGGAGATTACAAAAAAAGAACTCAAAAAAACTTGCAGGATATCAACACCTTACAATCCGAGTGTGCATATGATGTTGCCGGATTGGGATGAATTTAGGAGGTAAACAATGGATGTACTTGAACAAGTAATAAGTAAAAGATATGCGGCATACAATGGCGATAGCTGTGAATTGATCAAAAATATTCCGGACGATTCAATTCACTATACGATATTCAGTCCGCCATTCGCAAGTTTATACACATATTCTAATTCAGATAGAGATATGGGGAATAGTAAAGATGATGATGAATTTTATACACATTTTACCTTTCTCGCAAAAGAACTCTATCGAGTAACGATGCCCGGAAGGCTTCTCAGTTTTCATTGTATGGATTTACCGTTAATGAAGGAAAGAGATGGCGTTATAGGCTTGAAAGACTTCCCTGCATTAGTAAGGCAGATATTTGAAGATTGCGGATTTATCTACCATTCAAAAGTTACGATCTGGAAAAATCCTGTAACAGAAATGCAAAGAACAAAGGCTCTTGGATTACTTCACAAACAGATACGAAAAGACTCATCCATGAGTAGACAGGGTATTCCCGATTATATCGTCACAATGAGAAAGCCGGGAGAAAATCCCGAAAAGATATCCCATACACATGAATCATTTCCGGTTGATGTTTGGCAACATTATGCATCTCCCGTATGGATGGATATCAAGCAATCAAACACATTGCAGAAGAAAAGTGCAAGAACAGAAAAGGATGAAAGACACATCTGCCCGTTGCAGCTTGATGTAATTCAGAGATGCATTGAATTATGGACGAATGAAGGAGATATCGTTCTTGACCCGTTTGCAGGGATAGGTTCATCTCCGTATGTAGCATTAACGCTTAACAGAAGAGGGATAGGTTTTGAATTAAAACAGTCATATTTCGAGCAGATGAAAAACAATCTCGAAATTGCATCAAATGAGACTGAGAACATGGGAGGATATCCCGTTGGACAGATGAGCATATTCGATTTTTTAGAGGAAAGCGACTTATGCGTCAATTTACAATAAATGATTATGAGGAGGTAAACAATAATGAGTATGTTTGAATTAACCAATGACTATAAACAGTTATTGATGATGCTTGAAGATGCTGAGGATGCCGATGATGAAACAATGCAGGAGGTTATCAAAGATACACTTGAGCTTCTCGAGGGTGATATCGAAGTGAAAGCAGACCAAATAGCCTATATCATCAGAGAGCTCGATGCTGACGAAGAGATGCTCAAAAAGGAAGAACAGAGGCTCAGGACGAAGCGTGAATCTATCGTGAGAAATCGCCAACGCCTGAAAGAGAATCTGATGGAAGCTATGCGCTTGACTGGCAAAGAGAAATTCAAAACCAAGCTGAACAGCTTCGGCATTCGTAAGGCTGGTGGGAATATTCCCGTGATATTGGATTGTCCGCCCGAGAAGCTGCCCGATCGCTTCCAGAAGATTTCCATCGAAGCAGATATTCCCGCAATTCGGGAGCATCTTTCGGCAAGTGGCGGGGCTGATTTCACTTATGCGCATCTTGGGGAGAGAAGCGAATATTTGAGTATTAGATAATCAATAAAAAAAGGAGGTAGAACAATGATTCCAGTTTTAGTCGAGGGTAAGTCCGGCAGCGGAAAAACTTATTCTCTGAAAAATTTCAAACCGAATGAAATCGGTGTAATTTCCGTAGAAAAAGGAAGATTGCCATTCAGAACGGAAATCAAATGCGTAAAGGTTCCGGCATCGTTTGAGGGATGCAAGGATTACGCTACTTTGTATCGTATGAAATATGCATGGATTTTTAATGCTATCAAATCCAGCAAATGCAAAAGTTTAGCCATTGATGATTCACAATATCTTCTAGCAAACGAACTCTTCGACAGAGCTAATGAAAAAGGATACGAGAAATTCACACAGATGGCTGCTAACTTCCGTGGCTTAATCCATGCAATTAATGAGAGTGATATCGAAGATAAGATTGTTTATTTCCTGCATCATACTGAGATTGATGCAGATGGCAGAGAGAAAGCAAAGACCATCGGCAAGATGCTTGATGAAAAGCTTACGGTGGAAGGCTGCTTCGATATCGTTCTGTATTGCAATGATCACAAGTTTTACACACAGACAAATGGACAGAGTACTGCGAAGAGTCCGGAAGATATGTTCGAGTTAGAAATTCCGAATGATTTGAAGGCGGTGGACGATGCCATAAGAGAATATTACGGAATCAAAATAAAGGAGGAAAAATAAAATGTTAAGAAAACCGAAAGGATTTGACGAAGCCAAGAGCTTCGGATCATCAACCAAATTACCTGTTGGAGTTTACCAGTGTGAGATTAAAAAGGCGGAAGCAATCAAAGCTCCGTGGGATAGCTCTATTGATCAGCTTGTAATTTCTTTCGATATTTCCGAGGGAGAATACAAGGATTACTACCTCAATAGGTGGAATGATGACAAGGATCAGCCGGAAAGGAAATGGAAGGGACACATCACATACACGATGCCCTCTGATGATGGCTCTGATAAGGATAAGACTCTGAACAGCATTCTGAAGGGACTTATGGAAGCTCTGGAAGAATCCAACAGCGGATATCATTGGGACTGGGATGAAAGCAAAATCAAAGGTCTTAAATGCGGAATGATATTCCGTGAGAGATTTTACAGCTTTAATGGCAGAAATGGAACTTTCACAGAGCCTTATAAGATTGTAGCCATCGACAAGATGAAAACCGCTAAGATTCCTGATCTGTATGTTCCGAATAAGCTCCAGAGCGAATACAACGCATACATCGGAAAGGGTTCGGCTGCAGACACAAGCGACTTCATGGATGTTCCGGCCGGAGTCGATGAGCTTCCCTTTTAATGGATCCATTCGAACTCAAGCAATGCCTTGATAGTTTTATGATCATAGTCGATACCAGAGAGCAGCCCACTCCGAAAGCTCGGAGAAGATATTCAACCTTCGGGTGCGAGTGGGTCCGGAACGCTCTCAGTTATGGTGACTATGCTTACAATGTGAAACTTCCAAGCGGTAAGTGGTTGCTAGATCTGAACGGCTCCGAAATAAGTCCGCCATGCGTAGTTGAACGAAAAATGAATCTTGATGAATTAGCTCAGTGCTTCACTCACAGCCGGGACAGGTTTGAGAGGGAATTTCAGAGAGCTTCCAACAATAATGCAAGGATTCATTTGGTTGTTGAAAACGGAAACATGGAGAATCTGTACAACGGAAAATACAGGAGCAAATTCCATCCAAATGCATTTACTCAGTCGGTTTGGGCTTTTGTTGCCCGGTATAACATGGGATTCAGTTTCTGTAAAGCCGAAACAAGCGGGAAAGTAATCAGAGACATACTATTCAGGGATTGCAAAGAAAGGCTTGAAAGAGGGGAGTTTGATAATGAGTAAAAAAGACAACAAAGAAAATGATATGGGATTTATTAAGCTCCACCGCAAGATGCTCAACTGGGAATGGTACGATGATATTCCAACCAAGGTTGTATTCATTCATCTACTACTTACTGCTAATTGGAAAGAGGGGAGATACCGAGGCATTACCATTCAGCCCGGACAGCTTTTTACAAGCTATGAAAAAATAGCAAAAGGCACAGGCTTGACTGTTAAACAGGTCAGGACTGCGGTCGCTAAACTTATTCAAACAAATGAGCTACAGAGGGCAGACAAAGGGCATACAAAATTTGGCTTATATACTATTGTTTCGTGGGATTCGTATCAAACCGAGGGCAGGCAAATGGGCACGGAAAGGGCAGGCAAAGGGCAGGCAAATGGGCAGGATAAGGGCACTAATCAAAGAAGTAAAGAAATAGAAGAAAGAGAAGAAAGAAAAGAATATATAAATACGCCCTATCAGGAAGGCGAGATTGTATACGATGAACCGCCTTGGGAACCTGAAGGCGGATGGGACGGATAGGAGGACAGGAAATTGAATGGGTGGATATGAATTTGAGAAAGAAGATGCGATCCGATTCTGCAACTTTCGTGGGATCAAATTTAAAACTAAAAGAGATGAGCTTGTTCTTGAGCGGTGTCCTTATTGCGGAAATCGGTCAAGCGACAAAGAGACTTGCAGCATAAATCTTTTGACAGGTCAATATAATTGCTTCAGAGCTTCGTGTGGAGCTAAAGGCAATATGCTCACCCTTGCCAGAGACTTTGACTTCCATCTTCCCCGAATAGATGCATGGCTTCCGGTATCGGTCGGACGGTTCCGGCATTATTCACAGAAGGCAGAGTATAAACCCGCTGATACTATGTCGGAATTTTTGCAGAAAAGAGGGATTTCAGAGGAGACTGCTAAACGCTACAAGTTGACGGTTAGAAAAGATGATCCGAATGTGCTCGTGTTCCCGTTTACTTCACATGATCAAATCATGTTTGTTAAGTACAGAGATATGACTTACACGAAGGATAAACTCAGACCGAATGGGAAAAAGGCAAACAAGGAATGGTGTGAACCCGACTCGAAACCGATACTCTTCGGAATAGATCAATGTACGGAGGATTGTGATACGCTTGTGATCACAGAAGGACAGATGGATTCGTTAGCATTAGCAGAGGCAGGTGTCCCGAATCCCGTATCAGTTCCGACCGGAGCTCTCGGAATGACATGGATTCCGCATTGTTGGGATTTCATGGAAGATTTTAAGCAAATTATTGTGTTTGGAGATTATGAGCACGGAAAGATTAGTTTACTTGATGAGCTCAGCCGGAGGATGCCGGAGAAAATCAAGCATATCAGAGAAGTAGATTATAAGGATTGCAAGGATGCGAACGATATCCTGCTGAAGTATGGCAAGGAATATCTTCGGGAGATTGTTGGAAGAGCCGAACCAATTCCGAATAATAGGATCATAAGAATGTCAGAAGTTGAAAGAATAGACCCGTTCACAATTCCGAAACTGCAAACCGGATTCCGAACGCTTGACTCAGCTCTCAAAGGTGGGCTCCCATTCGGACAGCTTACTCTTATCAGTGGAAAAAGTGGAGAGGGTAAGTCGACTCTTGCCAGTCAGTTTATATGTGAGGCTGTAGATCAGGGATATATATCATTTGTTTATTCCGGAGAAATGGGAAATGCTCAGGTACAAAGCTGGATGAATTTGCAATTTGCCGGGCAAGAAGTACAAGCCTATAAGACAAGCTCAACCTCTGATACTTACTACAAGGTTACGGAAGCAAACGAAAAGAGGATAGTCAATTGGTATCGGGATAAGCTATTCATCATGTCCGATAATTATGTTGAGAACGATGAGAATATTTCCAAAACCGTAATTGATGCAATTCATAAGGTTGGAGCTCAGGTGATACTTGTTGATAACTTAATGACGGCTATTGATCTGGAAGAGGACAGAGAGGATGTGTTGCAGCGGCAGACTAACATCACCAAAAAGCTTGCCGGAATCGCAAAAGAATACAATGTGCTCGTGATCCTCGTAGCACATAAACGAAAGATGTATCAGTCCGGGAATGATGATGTTGCCGGAAGCTCAAACATCGTGAATCTCTGCTCAGTGCATATCAGCTACGAGCAATGCAAGGATACTGATGATAAGCAAGCAAATAAAAGGATGTTGAAGCTCTACAAGAACAGGCTCTTCGGGATCAGGAACATGGAAGGTATCAAGTGCGAATACGATACCAAATCAAAGCGAATATTTGAGAACGGAAGCAAAGTGCAAAAAGAGAAGATATATGGATGGACAAAAGGTATGGCGGATGAATGGTTAGAGCCACCCGATGAGGAACTACCATTCCATTGATAGGAGGTGTTTATGAATTTCAAAAATGAAAAGCCGGACTTATTCCGGATGATGGGAGAGTATTACAAATTGATGGAAGAGCTTTATGTGTCGATAGATATCAGAGAGGTGATACAGAAATGCGATGCTTTCCAGGATCGTTGGATTGTTCGGCTTGTGGATAAGAATGATATAGCGATGGTTACGGGACTCATTCAGGGCATCCTTGAGTGGAAGAATGAGGTATTGAAGGGAGGCAAGTAATGGGAACAACAAAGCAAGTTGGCACATGGGGAAGCAGTACGCTACTCGGATACAGTATACCGAAGTATGGAAAAACATACTATCGGATTATCGAAGCAAATAAGGCGGCGAAGAAGCTCGGTATCAGCTATGGCAAATATATAGCCGGACTCTGGGAGAAGCATGACAGACCCCCGATTAAATTCGGGAATTTCAACAAATATTCAAAGCCGAGCAATAAGGCTCAACAGAAGAATGCTCTCAAGGTACTCTCGGGTAATGATGCAGCGGAGTACATCCGGAAGCTCAAG